AGCCACTCTTTTTGTCAGTTCAGGATTTTTGCCTGATACAAATTGCTTCATAAGCTCAAGTGAATTAAATCCGCTTTTCTCTGCTAGTAGTTTGATTGCGTCAATAGCGGCCATTGCTTGAAAGTCTTGATTCATTGCGATTTTTGATGCGTTCATATTTTTCTCCTTATCACTTCGGGCCAATCCCTCAGTTGATGTAAACATTATATATGCACCATTGATATCTGTAAAGCCTTTTTATACAAATAATTAAAATTAATTTCAGGCACAAAAAAAGCCCACCGAAGCGGGCTGGGGTTATATGGCCGATCCAGTTATCCTTGCCGTCCAGATTTTTGTCTTGTACTTGTACCCGTCCGGCTGCTCCAATGCCGCCTCTGTCTGCTTATCAAGTACCAGGTCAGTCAAGTGTCCAAGCCTTAGTGGCGTATCGGTATCTACTGAAATTTCGCAATGACGCTCTGGTAGCTTGCCATTCTCAAAAACAAAGCAAATATCAAGATTCCACTTCCACGACCAATGGCTGAACGCGTCTAAATGCTGACGAAGAAAATTAACGCCATTCCTAAGCTTGCCAACTTGATCATTGGATTCATTGCCATCAAATTTAACGTAGGCGCCGATCATCTGCTTTTTAAGTCTATTCTTTGCACCCTTCATCGCCCGCACTCCATGTCGACATCATGCCAGCCTGCAAGCCACCAAGACCGAAGCTGCATTAATGAAATAGGGTATGGGCATGATTCAGTATCATTGCCGTTTAGCCTGCTTACCCTTCCGTCCCTGTATGTGCTTTTGATTTTGTTCTTGCTGTATTCTTTAGCCATTACTTAGCCTCCAGGTCAGCAGGAACGCCGTTTTCAAACCGTTTCCAGCCATCTTCCACACGCTGCTTAGCCTCGGCCATAGTCTCTACTGACGGGGATTCTACGCAGTGCCAGTCCTTAGAGCTTAAAACCGATTCTTTGCCCAGGTCGAAAGCAACGTAGATAATGAAAACCACAATGGCAATACAAGAAAAGATCACTGCAAAGAACACGGGTGACGGGTTTTCTCGCGCAGAATCCCCTTTAATCTCACTAGCGTTTATTGTGTTCATTGGTCTTTCTCCTTATCTACTTAATGCCCATAGTAACCAGCAGCTTTTTTACTGATGGTTTGGTTTCGCCTGTTGCCTTGCACTTGTAGGTATGGCCAGTATGAATGGCTATCTTTCCAAGTGTTTCAAGTCTTATATTGTTGTACTCAATGGCACGCCTTATTGTTGATGGGTTTAGGCCTGCTTTCTTAGCAATTGATGATAGGTTGTCACCCTGGTGCTTGCACAATAGTTCAAACCCTTCCTCTAAGTCGTAGCCCTGAATGGCTAATTTTTCTAGTTGTTCTTTTGTTTTCATAAAACACCTTGCAAACATGATTATTCTCACATAGTATAGTGATTATATTCACAAGGCAACACCAAGGAGAAATAAAATGAGTGAGTTATTTAAGGGCATCGAAGAGCACCGTCGAGCTGGCATGGGACAGGATGAGTTATCACGCGAACTGGTTGAACAGTTGTCTAATGGTCAATCTATCGGGCCTTACGACATTGCAGGTGTGGTGATTGATATAATGGCTGACGCCGAGTACGACATGGGTGATGAGTTAAGCTCTATGCTATGTGCAGTCATCAATGAGCAGAGCACCAGAAACCACAGCGACGAACTACACAGTATGATTAGTGAGTGGTGTTACAACAAAGTAAAAGAGTTTTTCGCAGACCGTGAACAAGCAGCAGAGGAGAATAGCTATGAGTAATGAAGTAGTGGTAAATCAGGAGATTAATACTCCTGCTCAGCAGTCAGCAATGCCAGCAAAGATGCTTGAGTTAGCTATTCAGCAGGATGCAGATATCGATAAGCTGGAGAAGCTAATGGATCTTCAAGAACGATATGACGCAAAACAGGCTAAGTCTGATTACCTGGTTGCGCTATCTCGGTTTCAATCCGAGTGCCCGGCTATCGTTAGCATGAAGAAGGGGCACAATTACAAGTACGCGCCTTTGTCTGATATTGTTGCTCAGATTAAAGATTTGCTTAGTAGCTGTGGGTTGTCTTATAGATTTGAACAGGCTCAGGATTCTGGGAATATAACCGTTAGATGTGTTACCAGTCATGTATCTGGTCACTCTGAAAGCTTAGAAATGACAGCTCAACCTGACACAAGCGGAAGCAAGAATACGGTTCAATCAGTGGGGTCAACCGTTACTTACTTGCGTCGCTACACTCTCACAGGTGCGCTTGGAATCGTTACTGCTGATGAAGACTCTGATGGTAGAGTTGAGGCATCTAGCGGAATTAGTGCTAACGATAAAACATGGGTTAGAGCTATTAAGTCAGGGGTTCAAAAGATTGATGACATTGAAGACCCCAGTTATCGTGCCCACATTGCCTCCTTGCTGGATAAAGTCAAATGATTATTCTTGATGTAGAACAAGGTTCTGATGAGTGGCTAGAGGCTCGACTAGGGCTTGCCTCTGCTAGCCGATTTAAAGACATTATGACTGAGCCACGTAGCAAGGCGGATAAAGAATCTGGGGCGTTGTCTGATACCGCATATAGCTATCTTTGCGAATTAGCGGCTGAATGCCTAACAGGTGAGCAGGCGCAGCTATCAGGCAAGGCGCTGGACTGGGGCGCTGAGCACGAATCAGGCGCTTGTGATTTGTACGAGCTATCATGCGACGATGTGAGTCATGTCGGAATTATCCTGCATGACTCTGGAAAGTACGGCGCAAGCCCAGATGGTCTTGTGGGCGAGGATGGCATGATTGAAATCAAGTGCCCTTACAATACTGTTAATCACATCAAGACAGTTGTCTCTGGTGAGATGCCAAAAGAGCACATTCCGCAGGTTCAGGGCAATATGATGATTAATGGTCGTAAGTGGTGCGACTTCATCAGCTACGATCCACGAATCAAAGGTAAAGGCAGATTCTTTGTTGTTCGCGTACACCGTGACGACGACTACATTGAAAAACTAAGAGCTAAAGTAGAAAACTTTGTAACTAAACTTGATCAGATGTTGCTGGAAGAATTCGGCATTGATCGCAACCAACCAGAAGAGAGTAAGTAAAATGAATGTTTTTACATTTACAGGGAATATAGGAAAGGCCGCCGAGGTAAAATACTTACCTAGCGGATCGGCTGTATGCACATTCTCAGTTGCTGTTAAGTCAGGATTCGGGGATAAGCAAAAAACAACATGGGTTAAGTGTGGCATGTTTGGCAAGCGCGCTGAAGGTCAATTGCCACAGTATCTTGGAACTGGTGCTCATGTTGCAATCAGTGGTGAGCTAACACTTGATGAGTGGGAAAAGGACGGTCAAAAGCATTCGATGCTAAAGGTTAATGTCAGTGAATTGACATTGATTAAGTCTGGTGCTGAAACACAGCAACCAGCTCAGCAAGGTGGCTTCCAGCCTCAGCAAGCGCCAGCACAACAGGGGTTTAACCCTAATAATCCGCCAGCACCGCCTCAGAATCAGCCAATGGGAGTGCACCAGGCTGCGCCGAAAAACGGATTCCCGCAAGGTGACGATCCAATCCCTTTCTGATAGTTGGTGTTAATAGGGGTTGCATTGGTAGCCCCTATGTCTATAATTTTATTGCGCTCTACCTTTAGCGGGGGAATATCTGGATTCGTTACCCAGACGAGCGCACTTATAGTAACGATAATTCTTTAACGAGGAATTCTCATGGCTTCAATATCTAGAAAATCCGAAGTAATAAGGCACTACTTATCTATTGATGGGTGTAGTGAGATTGGTGAATTAGCCAACTTTCTTTCAAACAAGTATTTAATTGTTGGAGACTCCTATTCGGTAATATCAAAGGTGTATAAGGATCTTCAGGATGAAGCAAAATCCATAAAAAAGATAAAGAATAATAGGCGAGTAAGGTCACATTCAAGAAAAAAGGTAAAGCCTTTTTCAATTAAGGATTTAAAGTGGATGAAGCTTAGGGATAGGGTTTTTGACAAGTACGGGAAGGTTTGCCTGTGCTGCGGATCTGTTGATGACATACAGGTTGATCATATAAAACCAAAATCAATTTACCCAGAGCTTTCATACTGTTTTGATAACCTTCAGCCGCTGTGTGCATCTTGCAATATAAAGAAGTCGAATATACACAGTACTGATTACAGGCTGTCTTCGGATCAAATTAGCCATGATTTATCAATCATTTCTAGCTGTCCGTTCTAGTGACACCTGTGTTTAAAATTTAACCAGCGCTAAGGTGCATAACTAAGAGTAAGTGAGTATGAAAGCTAATGTAGTAGTAAAGAAAGAAGTTGATATCAAAAAGGTTGTAGTTGATTTTTGCCCAAGATACACGGATGAAGAAGAAAGCTCTTTTTACCATGGAAATGAAAAGCTTCCTTTTTTTGATGGTGAGCGGTTCAAGATTGAGTTTGACCCTGATACTGGAGTTGTTATTGGCTGGCCAGAAGGTAGGCCTGTCGATATCTTTGAGAAGATTTGTGACGAGGGTACTTACACATTGCTTGATGAGAATGATGAGGAAATCGCATCAATTCATCAAGATTATGTTCCATGCATAGTTCCAAATGAATATGGCGACTATATCGCTCTCAAGATTGACGATACTGGAAAGCTGTCAAACTTTGTTAAGGATGCTGATATTAGCGACTTTTTCCCTAGCGAAGATTAAATCACAAAGCGCCCACTAACCTGGGCGCATAACAAGGAGTAGGATATGAACATAGAAGAATTAGTAAGTAACGTAGAAGCATGGTCAAAGGCAAAAGGGCTTGATGAAGCAGACCCTCGCGCTCAGTTTCTAAAAGTGATTGAAGAAGTTGGCGAAATTGCAGCAGCCATGGCCCGTGGTGATGAACCTAATATCAAAGATGGCATTGGCGACGCTGTTGTAACATTGATTATACTTGCTCAGCAGCACAACATGACGCTTGCAGAGTGTCTGGGTGCGGCATGGGATGAGATCAAAGATCGCACTGGCAGCACGAAAGACGGTGTTTTTATAAAGGATGGCGAATAGTGGTAGTCTGCTTTGAAAATGAAAAGCGGGTTTTTAATGAAGTGATAGCTGACTTAGAGTGTCGGCTATTGCAGGAAGAAAACGAAGCTGAGCGCCAAAAACTGAAGGCGCAAATACATAACTTTAAAAATGACCTAGAGCATTTATATGCAATGGAGAAGCGAATCAATGAAAACACTTGAATTAATACGTTCATATCTACCTGATCGCACCATTGGAACCATCAAAGCTGGCCACTGGCTACTGAAGACACTGGAGCGCCCATGGAATGATAACGAGCGAGATATAAGCTGCATCCCAGAGGGGCGATACATTGTTAAGCGTGATACCACAGGTAGACATCAGTGGTTTGCTGTTCAGGATGTAACAGGGCGCACGTTTATTGAGCTTCATGGTGGAATTACGCCATTTCACTCTGACGGGTGTATTCTGGTTGGTACTGATAGGGATAACATGTTTAACCTGAATGGCTCAGATGATGGGCTAGACGCATTACTAGGCTTTGTAGGTGATGAAGATTGGCAGCTTATTATTCGACAATATAATCCACATGCTGACAATCACATGGAATAGCTGTTATAGTTAAACTCCTTCGGCGGCCTTGGTTTCCCTTCTCCTTGCCTTGGTCGCCACCTTTCTTGCTCATCCCTTCAATAGCTGATAATCTGGCCTAAACATAACCAAGGAATCCATACAATGGAAAAGATTATTTGGCTGATTCTTAAGCCTATTTTGATTGATATTGGCTTCACCATGCTTGCGAAGCTTATCCGGTGGGCGCTCAATTCTGCTGACAAATGGATGCTAGCAAAGGTTCGCAGTACTGACACAAAATTCGACGATGTACTGTATGAGACATTCAAAGAGCACAAAGACGCAATCGAAGCTGGTCTATCCTCTGTATTAAGAAACTTTAAAGGTGAAAAATAATGCCAGGTAAACCAACACGCGGTCAACGCGCAGCTAAAAACAAATCAAAGCCAAAGAAAACCGCTATGACTGGCGGAAATGGCAAGAAAAAGGGCGGCAAGCTTGCTGGAGCTGGTGCTGGTTTTGGAAGCCAAAAGAAGTCTAAGAGGGCTTAGCAATGGATCACTACCTTCCACTATTTGGTATTCTTCCGCTATTAATGATAGCCGCTGCGCTTTATAAACGTACTGAAACGTCTTTATGGTTGATGGTGGTAGCCTGTTTCGGGTTTATGGTATCAATGAGTAATCCTGTTTATTGGCAGCTATTCATGTGGATTATCTTTGCAAACTCACTTGCTGCTGCGGCCTGCGCCGCTCATTTCTTTAAAACAAAGTCCAGTGTTGCGCTTATTATTACCTTGCTGTTGAGTGTTGAATCGGCTGTAAACTTTGGTCATTTGATATATAGTGCAAATACGGGATATCTGTCAGCTTGGACAGGTAATTTGACAGGAATCATAGGGTATGCGCAGTTACTAGCGGTATTAATGATGAAAGATTGCCGAGGTAGTTTGAATGGACTGGTTGATGATTTTAGGGATAGCTTTGTCAGCCTTCTTCACCTGGGCGACCATCACAAGCGGCACGGGCGTCATTAATGAGTACTATCGACACAGGGAGCAACAGCACAAATATCGTAGTCTATCTAATGACCGTGACAGGAACATTCCTGACTGAAAACTGGTACTTAGTGGGAATGTTTATATTCGGACTTGCTCACGTACTGATAGCGATACAGAAGAACCAGCGAGAGAAAGAGCTTCATGCGATTAAGATAAGGGCATTAGAAGCGGGTGAATAAAATTAAATGCCTATTGTTAGGACATAAATGGCGAAGAATGGCGCAAGACGGACGGGTTAGTCCGTATGCTTACAAGTGTAAGCGCTGCAAGAAGATAGATATTAGAATAGATTAGCCCCGAAAGGGGTTTTTAAAGGTTAAAGTAAAGAATCCAATATGAAAAAGCTTACCGACAAACAAGAGGCATTCTGCCGAGAGTACCTAATAGACCTGAACGCAACTCAGGCCGCGATACGTGCCGGATACAGTGAAGATACGGCAAATGTGATAGCTAGTGAGAACTTGTCAAAACCTTATATAGCTGAAAGAATTTCATGTTTAAAAGCAGAGCGTATGAATAAAACTCAAGTTGACGCTGAGTATGTGCTTAAGCGCTTGATAGAAATAGATCAAATGGACTTTGCTGATATTCTCAATTCAGATCACGCATTCAAACCTATTGGAGAATGGCCAAAGGTTTGGAGGCAGTATTTGTCAGGAATTGATCTTGCTGAAATGTGGGAAGGAAATGGCGACCAAAGGGAAATGGTAGGTATGCTCAAGAAGGTCAAATGGCCAGACAAGGTAAAAAACCTTGAGCTGCTTGGTAAGCATATTGACGTGCAGGCATTCAAGGAGAAGCAGGAGGTGGTTGCCACCGTTACTCATGAAAGCTGGCTGGATGGGCTGGAATGAATTCAGAGCAGTTGGCAAAGCGTCAAAAGCTAAAAGACGACTTCCCGTTCTATGCTAGGAATTGCCTAAATATTAGAACTAAAGAGTCGGGTATAGTCCCATTCTCGATAAACGAGGCCCAGCAATACATTCACAATAAGCTGCAAGAGCAACTAAGCCTCACAGGGCGAATCAGGGCTATTATCCTGAAAGGTCGTCAGCAGGGGGCGTCAACCTATGTTGAAGGCCGTTTTATTCACAAGACCACGCACAACAAAGGTGTTCGCGCCTTCATTCTTACCCATGATGGAGAGTCTACTAACGCGCTATTTGAAATGACTAAACGCTATTATGATCTCCTTCCTGAGTTTGTTAAGCCGTCCATTGAGAAGTCAAACGCTAAGGAACTCAAATTTGATCAGCTTGATTCTGGCTACAAGATTGGCACGGCGGGCAATAAATCCATTGGTCGCGGCCAGACAATCCAATACTTTCACGGATCGGAGGTTGCTTTTTGGCAGAACGCGGGAGAGCTAACAAAGGGCGTACTTCAGGCTGTGCCTGATGCTCCAGATACAGAGGTTATACTTGAATCAACTGGTAATGGTCTTAACAACTATTTTCACCAGCAGTGGAAGATGGCAGAAAAGGGAGAGAGTGAGTTTATAGCTATCTTTGTGCCTTGGTTCTGGCAGTCTGAGTATAGAAAGAAAACGCCTGTCGATTTCACGCTGTCTGATTATGAGATTGAGCTTGCCAATACATATGGTCTAGATAATGATCAGTTGTTCTGGAGGCGCAGAAAAATATCTGAGCTCAGCGCTGACGGTGTGGATGGTGAGAAAGCATTTAAGCAAGAATATCCGATGAATGCGGCAGAGGCGTTTCAAGTTACTAACGGGCTGGACACTCTCATTAATGCTGATCACTGTATGAGGGCTAGATCAAACAACTTTAACGGAAACGGCCCCTTAATTGTCGGTGTTGACCCATCAAGGGGAGGCGACAGATTCGCTATCATTAGGCGTCAAGGTCGGAAAATGTGGGGGATGGAGTCGTACAAAGGAGCGGAGTGTGACAAGCTGGGTAAGAATGTCGCTATATGCAAGGCAATCCTGGACGCCGATGATGAGATAGCAGAAAAGAAGCCGGATATGATGTTCATAGACTTTGGGTCTGGGGCGGATATCGTTGATAGGCTGCACGAGCTTGGTTATGAGGATAGAGTAAGGGCCGTACACTTTGGATCAACTCCATTAGATCCTGAAAAATACAAGAACAAGCGCAATGAGATATGGGGCGAAATGAGTTACTGGCTTACTGATGAGTCGTTGCCTGTAGATATCCCTGACGATGACGAATTTCAGGCTGATATATGCGCAAGCCCATATACTAGAGATTCAAACGATAGACGTGTACTATTACCGAAAGATAAAATCAAGTCTGAATTTGGATTTAGTCCTGACTACGGAGATGCGGCGGCGCTGACATTTGCTGAGCCTGTCTCGAAAACCAAGGAAATACCACTTGAAGACGTTTACGCGCAAACTGTCAGTTATTACTAACCGGATATAAGAGAATGGCAATAACACCACACAAAGACATGATGAAGAATCGAGACGATGCGTTCTCGGTCAATGAGTGTTACGACAACTGCACAAGCGACAGGCAGAAATTCTATATATCCGGCGCATGGTGGGAAGGCGCACATAAGAAGCAGTTTAAAAATAGACCTAAACCAGAATTCAATAAGCTGTGGCGGCCTATCAATCGCCTGATCGGTGATGTTAATGATATGGAGTTGAATTCTGTCATTATCTCCAATTCAGATGATGCGACAGATGAAGGCGCTGAGCTGATGCAGAAGCGTTGGCGCAATGACTTTCAATCATCCGAGGGTATCGAAGCAAGTGAGAACGCGAACTCTGAGGCCATTGTGGGTGGTTTTGGTTGCCTGAAGGTGGTGTCAAAGTACGAAGACGAAGAAGACCCAGACCCAGAAAAGCAATATTTGACGCTTGAGATTGTTAACGATGCGTCCAACTCTGTGCGATTTGATTCTGGATCAGTCAAAAAGGATAAATCCGATTCTCGCTGGGGCTGGCACTTGGTTGCTGGCAATAGCGAGGCATTCAAAGAACAGTTTGGCGTTGATCGTATTGTGTCGTTCCCGAATGAACGTCCAGGCTTTTACGATCTAAACAACTCAACAGAGCAGCGTGATTCGTATATTGCGCACTATTATGAGCTGATAGATAAAACACTGACAGAGCATGACTTCTCATTGATCGCGCCCTTGAAGATTACTTCAGGTGATGGCATTAGGGACGAGGAAGGAAAAAAGTACACCCGTGATGAGTTGAGCGAGCTAAAGCAGCTTTACCTGGAAGAAACAGGCGAATCAGTACCAACACGCAAGCGCAAAACCAAGTATGTCATGTACGCCGTAGCAGATGGTGAAAAGTACCTGACAAAACCTCAGAAGATGCCGTTTAAGCGAATCCCACTGATCCCTCGCTATGCGTATTACACAGTGATTAATGGGCAAGAGTTCTTTTGTGGCGAGGTTCGCAAACAGATAGATCACGAGCTATTCCACAACTATTTCGGCTCAACATTGATGAAAATCATGTCTAAGCCTCAAGTGTCTAAACCGGAATACCTGCCGGAACAGATTGCTAGACATGCAGAGCAACGGGCGCGTGATGATATTGACGATTTGTCTTATGTATCATCTGATCCTGTTAGGGATGCTAACGGAAACATTATCCAAATGGGGCCAGTCGGATTTACTCAGCCTCCACAGATTGGCTCAGGCTTAGCAACGGCTGGCAACTTCCTTGAGCAGAATCTGAATCAAATGGCTAGCAGCGGTCAGTCTACCGTTCCTGCCAATAGCTCAGGTGAGGCCATACAAATTGCAAATCAGCGGGCGGATGACACATTCCTCCCTATTGTTAAAAACATCCTGCACAGCATTAAAGGTGCTTGCGAATGCTGGATACCTGCGGCGCAAAAGCTTTACTTCTCAATGCCTCGTAAATTGCGTGTAATGGAAATAGATGGAAACTATGGCCAAGTAACAACAATGGAGATGGCGCAGCTACAGACAGGCGAGTACGGCCCTTATGGCAATACTACTCCAGGCAAGTATGCTGTTCGCGTTGAGCAGGGTGAGGCATACAAAGACCAGAGAAGTGCTGAACGTGAAACAAACCTTGAAATGCTGCAATACGTTGGCACTGATACTGAGTTTGGCCAGCTTATAGCATTGAACGCAATGACTCTGACCAATGGCGAGGGCGGCGACATGATGCGTAAAGTGGCCCGCTATCGAATGCTAGATCAGATCATAGCCATGCAGATTCCTTTTGAACCTGAGAACGAAGAAGAAGCGCAATATGTGCAAATGAAGGCGCAACAGATTCAAGCTCAGCAACAGCAGGCAATGATGCAGCAACAGCAGGTTATTCAGCAGGCAGCAATGGCTGAAGGACAGGCCCGGCTAATGGAAGGTCAAGCGGCACTTCAGAATGAGCAAAATGACGCAGTTAAAAACGCCATTGCGATGGAGAAGGTCAATAATGACAAGATCAAGCTTGCTATTGATGCACAAAAGGTTGGGGCTGACATTGAAAAGATTCAGTCAGAAACGGCTAAGAACCAGCTAGAGTCAGCCGAAAAGCTGAGCGGGATGATTCAGTAATACATAAGGGCTTTACACAGCCCTTTATCTTTACTATCTTATTCGTGTTAATTGAATAAGGAGAAGAAAATGGTTGAGAGGCATTTTACCTTTGATGTTGGAGATGCTTGTGAGGTCAGAACTCATCAAGGTGGAAGGTGGCAGCCTGCTATATATTGCGGAAAAGCAAGAGGTGGGCAGGTTATGGTTGAAGCGGTCGGAGAGCTTAATAGAGATTTTGAGCACTGCAAGGGCGTGTTCACATTTAAAAAGGCGCATCATGTAGGAAATATAAGGCCAGACTGCACAGGCCGTAAAATCGCTAGTGATGAGTGGTTGAAATTATGGAAGGCTCACTCTAGCGACACTACAGGCGATACGAAAGAGTCATTGCTAACTGTTGCTGATTTCTTGTTCTTTCTTGGCAGTGTCGGAGCAATCCCACCTAAAGAGGCATTAGAATGAGGCTACAAAACATATACGACAGCATAGAGCCTGCGATTATGAGCAAGGTTGAGTCTGTTATAGCAGATAAAGAGCTTGTTTTTCTTGTAACTGATCTGGTTCTAGGTAGTGATGAACTAAAAAAGGTTGTTAATGATGGAGTTTCTAGGCTTTGCGAAGGAGCAGCGAGGCTTGGCGTGGAAAATAGGTTTGTAGAAAACATAGCAAGCAATGGTCATTCAGGCTCATTGAGTGGCCTTAACCAGTATAGCAGGGAGTCAGAGGGAGGCTTGATATATCACGGAATTGGCGGATCCGCTTCAGGATTGACTGGGCTTGCAGCATCTCAGTCTTTGCATGGATATAGTGGTTTGGAGCTGGCAAAATGGCTATAAAAACCTACAAAGCAAGCGAGTTCGCCAGGAGTCCTGAAAAGGTGTATGAGCAAGCGCGAAAAGAACCAGTTTTAATTGTAAGGAGCAGAACTAATGGTGAGATTAAAGAGTCTTTTGTTTTGGCGAAAGAAAAGACAGAAGATAAGAATTAGATACAAGAACGGCATGATTATTGGTATTAAAAAACCGATTGCTTACAATTATAAGCAGGTAGCTTCAGACAATAAGATAGCCAAGCAATGGCATCAGGCAAGCATGACTGGCATTTTGCTTTCGTCCATTAGGCTATATGCGCAATAACAACAGCCCTCCAAGTGAGGGCTTTTTAATACCTGTCTATATTCACGCTATGAATGCAGCCTATTTGCATATTCATCTGATTTATTATAAATTCATTTTATAGCGTTCATTAATCCAGTGAATGCGCCTACTAAGTGGCTTACTTAGATTTCGTTCACCGATAGACGGAGAAAATATGTCGGATTTGGAAAATATGCCAGAGAATACAGAAGAAACCACTCAACCTGTTGATGTTGTGGCGACAGATACAGAGGCAGCCGAAGCAGTGCCACCTGCTGACGATACCGAGGCGGAAGAATTTGTAATTGAAGGTGAAGGCGACGACAACACGCCTAAAGAAGATGAGGAAGAATTAAAGCGGCGTGCAGCATTCGCTAAGGCTAAGCAGAAGAAACGCGAAGCCCAGGAAGCTGCAAGGGCTGAGAAAGAGAAAAGGGAGGCTTTAGAAGCCGAACTTGCCAAGCTCAAAGCCAGTGTTGCAGATATTCGCAGAGGCCCTAAGCCTGATCCAATGAACTATACCAGCTCAGAAGAATTCTATGCTGATTTGGAAAAATGGAATGGTAAGTCTCAAGGGCAGAAACCAGAGTCAGCGGCACAGCCTCAGCAGCCAGCAATGCTTGGTTATGATGTCGAGGATGCGCTGGATGAAGGCATTGAAGCTCTTAAGAGGGGCGGCATTAGCGACTATCAGCAACAGCGCGAAAACTTTGATTCTGTTGTGACAGGGGCAGGAATTGCTAATCCTGACGCTGTTTACAATCATCTTGCTAGCATTGCTCACACTGCTGGCGTTGATGTAGGCAAGGCTATGTATATGGCTAGCCGTAACGCAGGCAAGCTCATTAACGAGATTAATTCGTTAAGAGGTAGTGATCTTCAGATCCAATTGAAGATTGCAAAAATCCTTGAGCGTGAAGCAGGCAAGCTTAAAACTCGACAGAAACCCAAAGTCGACACAAAGCCCGAAGAAGCCATAAATGGCGGAGGCGTCAAGAAAGGCATTGACTTGAGTCAATACGGGCACTTTGAAAACTAATAGGTGAACTAAAATGGCTAACAGCTTAACAAGTAACGTAACAAATAAACTCATGGAGGCTTTCATTCCGGCGTTTGAGTCGAAACGAAAGCTGTCTATGGCAATCTCAACCAATGCTCAGAACCTAGTGAATGGTTTTGATGAATCAACAGGCGACACAAAAGGCGCGGTACGCATCAAGCGACCATTGCAGTTTGTGCCACAGCGTACTGCTGACGGTGATTTTACCTCTGGCGATACTAATCCAGTGATTGTAGGTACTGCTCCTGCTGAGGTTGGTCAGTACGCAACGGTCTTCATTGAGATGACTGACGTTGAGCGCGCCCTTGAGTCTAAGAATGTAGCAGAATCAATGCTGCAATTGGTCGATCCTGCTGCCGAAGATATCTGCAACGAGATCGAAAGTGAGCTAGGTGATCGCATGATGAAAGCTGCGGCTTTCGCATCCGGTAATCCTCAGACTCCAATTGCTGACTGGCTAGATATCGCATCTGCTGGCACTAAGTTGGATGCGTTTGGCCTTCCTGCTGGCCGCAAATACTGTGCTTTAAGCACATTTGACGGACTGCCACTGGCTAACGAGCAAAAAGGTCTGGCGGTTAATCCTGAAGTTGGCAGCGCATTGGCTAAAGCGGCTATTGCTAACAACTACGCAGGCTTTGACAATGTGTTCACCACGGATAATATGCCCAGCTTTACCTCTGGTACCGCTACTACTGGCATCACTGTTCTGGCGGCTCCTACGCAGACGTATAACGCAGTTAAAGACAGCTACGAGCAGGTGATCACCCTGACTGGCGGCGGTATTGGTAATACTCTGACTGCTGGCACTACCCTGGTTATCTCAAGCGTCAACATGGTTCACTTCCGCAACCGCAAGCCCGTTAAGGGTTCGGCTGGCGCATTTATCCCGCTGACTGTATCCCTGCTGGAAGACATCACCTTTGATGGCTCGAACAATGCAACAGCAACCGTATCAGGCTGCGGTGTGTTTGAGACTGGCGTTGATGGCGCTTATAACACCATTGACCGCCTGATTCAGGCTGGTGACACTGTAACCATTCAGGAAGCAGCGTCTACTACCTACGGCCCAGGCTTAGCCTTCCATGAAGGTTTCTTTGCAATGGGTTCCATCAAACTGAAGACCTTGGATGCTACTGACTCCAGTTTCACCACTAAGGATGGCCTGAACTTCCGTATCAGCCGTTTTGCTAACGGGGTTGCCAACAAGCACCAGATTCGTATCGACTTCCGTCCTACGTTCGCGTGTTTAAATCCTTTCTTCGGTGAGAAGGTTTACGGCGTAGCATAACCAACACAGCGCCCTTCGGGGCGCTTTTACTTTAAGGTGATAGAATGATTCCTGTTTATAAAGCTGGCGGTGCATGGAAGACTAAGGAAGGCGTTGAATACACTTCTGAGATCGTACACACTGCCATTGAATTGAAAAAACGCTTGGCCAATGGCTGGGTTCGCAATCTTTCTGAATTAAAGAAGGCTGAGCCAAAAGCAGAAGATAACAAGTCAGGCGAGCAAATGTCAGATCGTGAGCGATTCCTACGTGATGAGATCGAGAAACTAACAGGCAAGAAGCCGGGTGGCCGCTCTACTGTTGAGACATTAGAAAAGCAATATGCTGAGCTAAGCGAGGGCTGATATGGCTACTTTTCAAGTTCCACTGGCTAACGGGGTTTATCTGTCAAAAGATTTGCCTATGCTTGATGTGTACAACTTCAACATGAACCATCAAATGAACTTCAGTCTTAATGCCACTTCAACGCCAACGGCTGGACAGGTCGAGATCAAGGCTAAAGGCCCAAGCTCTGAAGGCTTCGAGGTTGTTCCTGACGGAGTTATTCAACTGACTGACCTTAGCGGCCTGACATTCCAGTATAAGACCACAGAGTATGAGTTCACCGTGTCCGGCTCTGACGGTGTTGGTATTTTGAACGTAACAGACGCAAACAACACAGGTACCTAAAATGCCTAGAGGCCCACTTCCACCTAAGTTCGCGGGGCGCGGGCCTCGTCCTTTTGGCTCGTTTCTAGGCTCAGGTCTAGCGCCTGCTGCCATTAATCGCTACTTCCGCACCAATGACGGCAGTAATGACTATATCTCTATACCAGAGGTTACGTTTAGTGGAGATTTTGAGATTGAGTCACTGTTCTACTTCGATGGGACTCGGTCTGCACTGTTCGGCAATTCTGTAACTTTTGACAGCCGAGGTCTTGTTGACTCTAATGGCTCCATTAATTTCAGACCAACAAGCACTGGGCTTGGTGAGATCAGCGCTCCTGCTGGTAGCGTTATTGTTAATACTTTGAATCTTATCAAATTTCAGCGCACAGGCACTGTGTGTGAGATATTGTTAAATGGAGTTCAGGTTGCCTCGGGTAATATTACAGTAGCGGATTGTGTTACTGATGAGTTTTGTCGTTCAGGTGGTTTTAGCAATATGTCTGGCATCCTCGCCAACGTCTTGATGTACGACAACGGCACACTGGTACGCAATTACCCTATTAATGATAACTCAAATATCATTGCAGATATTAGCGGAAACGGTCAGGACGGCTCAGTAGTAAACGGCAACGCCTCAGACTGGGAGCTATTCAATCAGCAGGCTGACGGGGATTATCTGGGGCAGGAATTGGCTACTAGTAGCGTATCTCCTGTGCTTGGAGACACTTCTGATCCTGAGTTCTTTCCTGTTGCGAGCATAATAGGTGGGAATGAATATAGGATATCTGCGACAGTTTTGACATTCTCAGGGTCGTCTGACTGCGGATGGACGACAACTGCCACAGGTGGTGTATCAAATGGAATACCAGCAACACCTCCATTTAGAGCTACGACACCAAGTATTGGCGACACTGTCGGCGGTGACTTTGTAAGTACAAGCGGGCCTGATGTTAGGCTGTTTGGTAGGGTCTCAGCAGTATGCTCATTCAATAATCTAACAATCAAACGCCTACTAAGGGTCGCATAATGGAAGAAGAAGTTTACGAAGAACCAAAACTATACTGCATCTTTAGCAGCATACCCGATGACATTGTATTGCCGCCGGGTCACGTCTTCGGCGAACCGAATCCAGATGGTGAGTACATTGTACGTAACTGCTATCAATCACAATACCCTGACCACTGTGAGGATGTTACTCGCACACGCATGAAAGAGTGGAAGGCTAAGTATGCGACTGATACTGATAGCACTAATGCTTAGTGGGTGTGCTTATGATCCGACATTTACAGACAAGACTGTAGATGTTCGGATTATTGTAGTTGATTATGACTTAAAGCAGACAGGCGAAAAGGAAGCATACGCACTAGCATGGCCAGAAACAAAGCCATGCTTAATAAAAATAGAGCGAAAACATTACACACATGAAATAATAGGCCATGAAATACGCCATTGCTTTGATGGCTTTTGGCACGATTAGGAATAGATATGGCAAAGACAAAAGGCGAATTGGCGACAGAGGCATTAGAAGACATTGGCTTTGATCTGCCGATTGATGCTGATGATCTTTCAAAAGCAGTGAAGCGGCTAGAGCGCATGATTACAGGCTGGGCGAATAACGGTGTTTATATTCCGTATCTGCGAACCGATCCAGTATTGCCTACTGATGATTCTGGCGTACGTGCGAATGATGAGAATGCACTAATCCAGAATCTAGGCGTCATCATGGCTAATGTGTTTTCAGTTATCTTGCCGCCCGGTTATGCTGGCGAAGCGCGAGACCTTTACACAAAGCTAATATCAATTGATATCCCAGCACGCCAAAATGATTCAATGCTTCCGACTGGTGCTGGTGGTCGAATTTACAACAACTACTTATTTGACGATTACTTCCAGAATCCAGATCAGATTATTGACGCCGCCATTGGGTCAAAAGTTAAGGCTGAGATTGAACTCAAGGGCGGGACTGGGACTATTTTAGCGGCTGAGTGGTCTGATATTACTGGAACCATTACCATCACGGATGAGGCGCTGCTTGGAGCCACAGCGAGCGCCTTTGTCCAATTCTCTACGCTTGGTCAGTATGACGTTAAGATCAAGGCCACATATAGTGGTGGCGAAGAGATTGTAAGCTGCATTAAATACAATGTGACTGAGTGCGTTGACAATGACAGCAAGATTATAGGCCAAGCACCTTCGGGCAGTGGCTGCTCATTCATTGAGCGCACATTGGCACTACCTGGAATCTCAACGGCTCAGGATGACGTTTTAACAGTGACCGGAACAGGTACTCTGACACTGCACAACTCAGCCACTGCAGTCAAAGAGATTAAGATCATTGCTACTGATGGCACATGTACCTTCGCAGTAGGGGCAGGTGATTCTGTCAATATTGCCAATGTAACTGCCGGGAATTCGGTAGAATTGACGCCTACTGAATTTGGATGGCTGGCCTCATGAGCAACTTACTACCAGGAAATGGGGTTCGAGACAAATACGTCAAGGACTCCGGTAATAATGACAATGACGGCTCTAATGTAATATTCCCAGTAGCAGACCTGCCTACCGTTGTTAGTAGAATAAACGCTCTGGTTCCTCCTCCAGGGCTATTTAATCCGGCTGGTATTGTTGACATAGGAATTAGTCGATATTCACTATCCGAGACTTTAACCATTACTGACAATGTCCAAGCTGCGCTTAGGTTTTGCACAGTTGCAACCGCTAACGACTGGACGGCAGGCGCGACCATGTTGAATGCTCCAGCCAATGCACAGGTATCACTCCTAACTATTACAACAAGCGCAGGCAGTGGTGATGTAGCCTACTCAACCAATGGTAAAAGCCGCGTATCTCTTGATGCTAGGGCAATTATCCTGAATGGGCCTGATCAGATAGGTTCAAACATCACAGGGGCTACCGATGACTCTTTTCAGGACGTAGGACAGGCTGCTGCTAGGTTTGGAGACTCTACTCTGCTAAATATAGAGTCAACGGGAAATCAGCCACGCTATTACGCATACAACGAAATGAACGTTGAGGGCGACAACTGCATAGCTTTTAATTGCAATACAACAGCAAGCACTGTTGCTGCGTTCAGGGTCGGGGCGATCACCTATGAATCCGGCCTAACTGGCACTGGTGCTGGCTGCGTTGCTTTCAATATCGTTAATGGACTAATGTCCGGTTATTGTGTTGAAGCTAATATTGAAACCGTTGCCAACATCGAGTCTGGCGGCGATCTTGTGCTAAACGGCGTAAACATGACGGGAGCGATTATTAACGATGGGTCGCTTAACTACTCCGCCCATTCAAGCAGCGGAGATTTTACTAATTCCGGCGAGTCAATATCTAACATAGACAACCACACAGGCAACCTGACTAACTCAGGAACATCCAACTATCGAGCGGTTAAGCTGACAGGGGATATAACCAACTCAGGCACACTGACAGCCACTATTGACGACCATACTGGCTCAATCATTAATTCAGGCATTCTAAACGGAATGATTAACGGTGTCAGGTATGGAACATGGGTTAACGGCACCGAGTACCTCTCAGACTTCTTTGAGTCAGGGAATATAAACCTTGCATACTCTAAGTTTGGATTCCTGCAGATTGATGCCACCACACCAACGCCTGACACTGTTGATTCAATTATAGTGCGCTATCAGCAAAACACATCAGCAAGCAGAACGATTGATTTTCAGTTAGTCGATGACGATGATGGCACTGTTTATTTCTCTGGGACGAATACGGACACAGGGATCGAGGCAAAGATCTTTGAGGTGCCAACAGTAGTAAATCCACTGCCAAACAGGGTTGTGAATCTAGCCGCTCAAATAAAGGACAACGGCGGCGCTGTTGTTGATGCGGGCGTCAATATCTACTACACTAGAAACAACTAAAACGGCCCTGATCCAAGCCACTACACGGAGTGAATAAGATGAGCAGAGGGCCGCAGCCAATGAACTCAGCACCAGTTGACCAGCCAGTAAAAAGGCCGGTGCTAGTGTCTGAAGACTACACGATAACTAAAAACAACAGGCTGTCAGTTGACACGTCATCCGGGCCGATAACAATTACGGTATCTAGCTCGCCAGACCTTGATTCGTTTATTGTATTTGATAGAAACCAAAGCTTCAGCCAGGTCAATACATGCACAGTATCTCTAGGCGGAAGCTCAGGCAATGTCGTATTGCAGGCTTCTGGTGATTATCTAGAATTCTATTCTGATGACAATGGCGGCTGGAATTTTATAGACCATGGGCGAAGTAAAGCAGGGGTTGTGTAATGGGATTTTCTACTGTTCGCAGTACTGAGATGGAATTTGGCATCTATTCTGTCGGTGGCGAAGTTATTGATAAAAACTCAACCGTAATGCTGAATAATTGGGCTGTTGAATCAATGAAGACAGCAACGGTATCACCATGCGTTGATAGGATTAGACTTATTCCATGGGATGCAGATCAGAGTTCGGATGAGTATTCTGAAGTTTTACTACCTTTGGATAGTAGTGGTAGTTCTCATCATACGATTAGGTATATGACCAACAATCCTGTTGAGATATACCGACACAAAAACAGTAGCTCAACGCCTTATTTATGGCGGGTTAAGTATGACGGGTACGATTATGTAAGATCGCTGAGCGAAACTGCCCAGACATACGAACTAAAAGCAGGAAAGCGAACAGTTGTTGGCAGCGGATCTATCCTTCAGGGTAACTTGACATCAAGCTGGGCTATTGACGATTTCGTAAGGGTTCGGCATGAGATAACAAACAACGGCACTACTGTTAACATGCAACTGCAGGTTTTTGGCGGAGTTTATAAGTGCGTACATAAATACATCAATCAAAATACCTCTGGCGTCACTAGGGTGATTGGAAATATAACGGGATCTGTTGAGTCTTTTATAATCGATGCGTCATCAACAGATGGTGAGACAGCTCAAATAGATACGTATATCCACAGCACATCAGATGGAAGCGGGCCATGGCGGTACAAATACAAGGGAATATTTACTCACCATTCAAATAATAATATGTATTGGACTTTAGAGGCAGAATACAATCCTGCGTATGTTGTTTAGGTGTTATTGTGTTATCATCCGTCATGACTGCCACTCCTGCCTGAAAGGGTTTGGATTCCCCTGTTATGCTCAGGGGTGGCGGTCAACCTTGAATCCATAGAATCCAAAAGGGTGATAAATGCACACTGAAGATATTAAAGACTTAATCGACCTTACGGCTGAAGAACTTAAAGAAAAGCTGGTTGAAATGATTAAGGATGAAGAGAAAGCAGATATTGAGAGTCAAATCTCAGTATGTGATCAGTCTATCCTTAATCTTGAAAAGTCGATCGAAAACACAAAAGAGCAGATGGAAGTCGAGGAGTGCACTGTTCCAATGCTGCGCCAAGGCACCATGAATATCGAAGTCTACGAATTTCAGATTAGCCTGTACAAAAAGCTAAAGTCTGAAATCGAGCAAGAGCTAGCAGATTTAGACTAATAACCAAGCCTCCTACTCAGGGGGCTTTTTTTATTGTACTATCTGATTAAATGATATACGGGTTACACCATGGCACAGCCACTATCAACAATCGGATTCAATTCCGGGCAGTCTGAGAAGCAAAGCGCTGAGAACTGCATTAATTACATTCCCTTTCCCACGACTGCTAATGATCTAAACGGCGGCCAGGTGTCGTTATATTCAACCACAGGCATAGATGGCCCTAATCCATCAAGCACCGGACTTATTAATGACGGGCTTGGCCATCTTTATAGCGAGATATATCAATTTAACGGGTTGCAAGGAGGGATTGGTGGAAGTGCCTGGGCGTATTGGAACGAACGACTGATCCAATTCTCAGGCTCCCAATCAACTGTATTCTCAATATCAGGACTAACCTCGTCATCATCCTCACAAGCTGCTAGGTTTTCATCGAATTCAGATACGTTAGTTGTCGTAGGTACAACGCAAGGCGGCTCATCTTTTTGCCAAAAACTCGATGGAGCAAACGGCTTAATAACTCCGGTAGATATATCTCCACTTAGCGGTTCATTATCACCAGGTCAGAATGAATCAGTATTCCTAGCCGATACTGCATATTTTGGCGACAGATGGCTTTATCTTAGTTCAGCACCGGCCTTTGATGATAATTACAAGCGGGTATATTTTAGCAAGGTAGCAGATCCTGATGTTGACAATGCAAATTCATTCATTGGCACAACAGAGGATATTGGAGAATATCGTGGTCTGCATGTTCTGTCAGGTCGATTGTATGTGTTTAGTGAGCGACAGGTATCTGTATTTAACAAGAACAATTCAAACACAATCCCATTTGTTGAGCAGCAAGGATCAAGGCTTGATTACGGATTAATTAGCGCATCATGTAAAGCTGAGCTTAACGGTTCTGTTTATTTTATAGGAAATTCACAGGGTAGAATTCAATTGCTAAGGATTTCAGGCGGATCAATACAGAAGATCAGCACGCCAGCTATTGATGATATTTTAAATGATGGCGACTGGTGGAATCGTGTAAATTATTTCTCCTATCTGTCTCGCGTATTTGCTTTTGTTGATGCTGGCCGCTCCTATGTTGCATTTACATTCAATGGAAAAACGATTTGCTATGACCCTGAATCCGGCTTGTTTCACAACAGGTCGAGCGAGCTTAACGCTAATGGTCAGCAATGGGATATAGCGGGTTCTGCACTAGCTTCAGGCTTTCCGCTTGGCAATGGGGAGGGAGCTTCGTTAATGGTTGGAATGAGAATAATTAGAGAGGTAAACAACCAGAACAGGATGCTATTCAATGCTGGCCGCGTGAATAAAAACATCGGCACCGAGTTCGGACAACTGGTAGAGCGTACCGCTATATCAGCCCCCTATAACTCCAATGGAGTTACTAACAACCTAAGAGAGATTCAGGCAATCAGTGATATTGATAATGATCCGTTAGATGATAACTGGCCGGAGCCTAATATTAACTTGTCAACGTCTAAAGACTACGGCTATTCATTCGGGCCTGAGAAATCACGCCAGTTCGGAGAGCAAGGTGTCAGAAACAGATTGTTGCGTTGGCTAAATCTTGGCATGTTCAGGCAGGCTTTCGTTATTAAATTACGAACCAAGCATCCATACGCGCACCAGATTGTCAAAGTACTTGCACAGATTGAGAAGGGGTTTAGGCAGAGATGACAACAAAACAAAACCTAGTAAGCGAGAGTCAAATCCCGGGCGGCGTGCATGCCTTTAATCAGCTCATACTGGCGCTTCAGGATGATATGCGCAAAATCAACGACCTGACGCAAGACAGCGAACTAACGGAATTCCCGCCAGTTCCAGAGTTTGGCGGCATCCTAACAACCCGTAAAGGCGCTTATGAGGGCATATGGACTGACGACCCTACGCCATTGCCAAAGTGGCGCAGGTTGTCGGACTCAACTCTTTACAGTGAAGGCCAGACAATTCCGGTGACGCTATGAGGATGCAGCAAATATCACCCGCTCAAGCATACGAGTTAATATCAGACAGTGAGCTATTTAATCGCATTGGTGATGGCTCGATATCGTATGAAAATTTCTCTATGCCAGAGAATCATATTTATGTTGGCGCTTTTGATGATGAAGATTTAATAGGCTTCTACTGGATGCACCATGAAAACAGCGTAACAGTACAGATTCATGCAAACATACTGCTTAAGCATAGAGATAAGAGCAGCCAAGCAACAAGAGGCATTATTGATTTTATTTATGAAATGATGCCTAATATTCACAAGGTGAATGCAAAGATACCAACCTGCTACCCTGACGTGTATAAGCACGCGATTAAACACGGGTTTAAAGACGAAGGTCTTGATAGGCTTTCATCTGTAAGAGACGGGGTTTTATATGATCAGCACATTCTAGGATTGACTAGAGAGGAAATGAGAAATGGGAGCTGTTAGCAATACAGTTGCAAAATTCGACCCTACAACTCCAGAAGGTCAGCTAGCAATTGCTACGGGTGGTGGGTCACTGGCTGTTGGTGAGGCTAGTGACGCTCTTGCCAGATTTGATGATTCGCTAACTGGACAGGAGCAACGAGATGCTGCAAAAGAGGCGGCACAGGCTCAAGAGGAGGCCGCTCTAGCTGGCGTTGACCTTGCAAGAGAAACACGAGACCTTACATTTGAGCGCCTTGATCCATTCTACCAAGCAGGACTGGGCAGTCTTGATGACTTGGTGGCAAGTTTATCTCCAGGTGGTTTTGAGCAGTTCCAGCAAGAATATTTGACCTCTGAGCCTTATTTGCAGCGACAAGAGAACGTGATTGGCGATCTAAGCCAATCTGCTGCATTTTCTGGAACGCTAGGGTCTGGTGGTGCTGCTCTTGACGCATCAAACTATCTAAACAAATTCGCCTATGATGAAGCTGTAAACGCTTACGGATTAAGAAATGCAGGACTCCAAGATCTTGTCGGGTTGAGCCAGTTCGGTGCTACTGGGCAAAATCAAGCTGGTCAAAACTTCACCAATCAAGCAATTCAAGGCATGAATCAAGCTGCACAAGCACAAGGTGCTGCGGCTATTGCTGGGGCGTCACCCGGTATTGCCCCATATCTTCAGCTTGGCTCTATTGGTGCCCAAATTTATGGAGCGACTGTGTAATGCTTTCTTTAGACGAAATAATCAGATATTCAAAACAGCCCAGTCCTTCAATTCAAGCATTGAACCCACTAGTCAATGCCGCTCAGGCAATCGGCCAGGCTAACCGCAGAAACAATGCAGACGAAGCGTATCA